ATTTTATCCAGCGCTGGAAAGATAATTCGAAGAACCCCAAGTTCAGCAGGTTCCCCGATTACCCAAAGCCCCCGCCGATTCCGCTGATTGACGGTGTTACAGAAGAATTCCACAAGGTGAGTTCTTTAATTTAGGAGATTGTATCTATCCTTCCGATGTTTATTCCGGAGAAATTGGTCATGTGAAATTGCAGTTACTTAGGCTCAAATTATTTCTGCTTACATAGTGAGTTGAGAGGGCATTTCGCAGCGCGGCTTAGTTGCCATTTACGTTTTGCGCGCGTTGTTTCAGCAGATTTTCTGGTGAGCTTTGGCTGGCTCATTGGATAAAATTTAGCCACCTGTAGATCAACAAAATTTATTAACTTTTTTGGACGATAATAATGGTGAAGTCCACACCGCACCTTCCATTACTGATCCTACATTTGTCCGGGGTCAGGATATTCAAGCTCCTTTTTCTGATTGGTTTTCTCGTCCTTTACGAATTGTGTCCATACCATGGTCTGAGGGGTCCAACATAGCCGTTCAATTGAACCCGTGGCATTTTTATTTTTCTAATGACGAGGTTTATTCCAAAATTAAGGGGTTCTCTCGATTGAGATGTAAATTGCATGTTAAGTTAATGATTAATGCCTCCCCCTTCCAATATGGTCTTGGGATCATGTCTTATAGGCCATTAGCCGGGGATGGCACAGTTAACCCTTATTCTGGAGGTAGTTTGCATTCGTTTTTTACCCCTAATAACAGTGAGCCCAATTTGATAAGTTACACCCAAATGCCGCATGCGCATTTTGAACCCCAATATTCTAAGGGATGTCAGATGGAATTACCGTTTTTATACCATTCTGATTGGATTGAGTTGGGTGCACCCGTTGCTGGAGTTCGTTTGCCTACATTGGTGGATATGGGTTGTCTTACTATAGCATCATACGATGTACTGCGCACTGCGGGAACAACTAGCGCAAATCCCATTAGTGTGAGTTTGTATGCTTGGGCCACTGACGTCGAATTAGCAGGACCATCCATGGTTTTGCAGTCCAAGGATGAATATTCTGTTAAACCTGTGTCATCCACTGCGCATGCGGTCGCTGCCGCTGCTGGTAAATTAGAGAGTATTCCTTCGATAGCACCATTCGCTAGGGCCACGGGAACGATGGCGACTGCGTTGGGTAACTTAGCATCTGCATTTGGGTTTTCTAATCCACCTGTTATAGATCCCGTGCATGGTGTTAAGATTAATTACGCATCAAATTTGTCTAGTACCGATATACCCACACAGGTGGAGAAATTATCCCTGGACCCTAAGAATGAGCTAACTGTGGATGCTCGTACCGTTGGGTTAGATGGGGTCGACCATATGTCTATTAAGCATATAATGAATCGTGATGTGTACTTTACCTCGTTTATGTGGAACGCTCCTGACCAGCCTGATACTTCTTTGTTTTCCATGTTTGTTAATCCTACCATTATGCATGTAAGCGAGTTTACCGCACCTTTGACTGTCAGTAGGGTCCGCCAAATGCAGATGACCCCATCGGCTTTCGTTTCAACTATGTTTGATAATTGGAGAGGGCCTATCACTATCAAGTTTGTTGCAGCCGCATCGCAATTTCACCGGGGTAGATTGCGTATTTCGTATGACCCGTCCGGTCCTTGGGCTTCTGGTGACATTGGCTCTATGCGTTTGTACCAGAAGATATGGGACTTATCAGTTGGTAATACTTTTGAGTACACTATACCTTACATGGCTACTAGTGCTTGGTTGCATACTCACAAGGTTGCACTTGAGGCGAACAATGCTTTCACTGCCCAATTTTGGGAAGATAGGGTTCCTTTTCCTTCGGTACCTTACTTAGCTAGTCTTTTTAATGGTGCCATTCGTGTAGACGTCTTGAATGAGCTGACGGCGCCCACAGCTGTTAACGTTCCAATTTTTGCTTTTGTCAATGCGTCGGAAGTTGAGTTTGCGAATCCGGTCACTGGTAATAATCGTGCACAATTATCTCTTAGCATTTTGCAATCGGCTGATGTTGTTACGGTGGACGATGAAGTTACTGCGACTGAGGTGGTAACCATTGACAACACGGATCATTTGTTAGATGTGTATATGGGTGAGAAGGTGGTCTCTTTGCGCAACTTAATACATAGATCATCTTACTGGCATACGATTAAGCCCGATTTTGTTGGGTCCACTGATAACTCCTCATACGATTTTTCTCTTACTCCCACCCAAAGGTCTCTGGTAAGATGGGTAGTGCCTCGTTTACCTATGAGTTATTGCACCAGGTACCAGAATAGCTCTAAATCAGGTACTGCAAATGGTTATCCACCATGGTCGGTATGGTTGACCAATGACACTCCCAATAGACACATTTATGGGTGCAACGCTCGCACATCTCCCCTTTCTTTGATAGTGGCTTGCTACGCTGGTTGGAGGGGCTCGATGGTTTGGCGGGCTTTTGTTGAAGACACACCCTATAATTGGCCAGTACCGCCAGCTGCCGGCATTGTTCCTAAGCCCGTTTTAGCGTCTTTGAAAATTATAAGGAGCCAACTTCCGACTAGTAGTATTAGACCTAACGATAATAGTGGTCTTCCAGCACCTACGAATAGTAAGTTCCATATTTTGGCGTCAGGAGGTGTTGTTGCGTCCAATGACTTTGTTGCATCTGCATCACCTTATGCAGATTACATCAAACACAAGGTCACGGAAGGGGAGTCCGTTAACACTGTCAGCAGGTCTGGGTTTGGCGGTTACGCTTTGGGAACGCCGAGCCATGTTCCCACTGTCGATAGCATTTTGCCACATTATTCTTCGCACCGCATATTGTCTTCCAATCCAGATTTTTATTTTCCTTTTAATTGTTCTGATGGTACTGTGGCCACTGTTGGAGAGGACGAAGATTGGAATGCTTATTGGCGAAAGCATTTTCAGCAGGACCCACCAGATACATTCACGATAGAGGGGACTTATGAATTCCCTTCTACTGTGGGGCATATTTTTACTGCGGCCAACGCTCCCGCTATATCATTGTACCATAGTGCTGGCGTAGATTTTACTGCTTTCATGTTTCTGGCCGTGCCAACGTTGTGGATGTACACTGAATCGCGTTCAGGGGTATCTCCATCGTTGCTCTCGGG